GCCTGGTGGTAAGCCGATTTCTTTGCAAACTGCCGGATTCGATGCTCAACAAGCTCGTCGATCGGCACGTCGTCGTCTGGCAGGTCGCGCACCAGAAACTCGGCCGGTCGCGGCTCCGCGCGCGGCACCTGCGGCGGTCGCTGCATCGGCGGGTAGCCAAGCGCCCGCAGTCGCTTGATGGTGTTGCGCACCGTCATCCCCAGCTCGCCCGCGATCATGGTAGACGACCCACCATGGCGCCTGTACGCATCGTGCAGTTGCTCTGTTGTTGCCTTCGGTGCGACCATTTCAGATTGTCCTATTCCAGTAGGATGAGTCAGGCAATGCCCAGGGAATCGCCGGCCAGTAAGGACGGAATCCGCAGGCGATGAGATTTCGAGAGCTTGAAAAGTTGCGAGCGGTGGTGTCCGAGATTGCGACCGTGCCGCCCAGGCGACGCGCGTGTGCGATGCGCGCATTGATGAGCCGGCGCTGCAGGCCTTGCCCGCGAGCCGATGGCAGCACGCCAGCGCGGCACAGGTAGAAAGCGCCCGGCCACGACTTGACCGGATTCATCCCGGCAAACCCAACCGCCGCGCCGTCCTCGTCGAGCGCGAGCCACCAGTACTTGACCGCCGACGGCCGCAGCGGCAGGTCACCCGGCAGGCAGGCGACTTGCAGGTCGATCAGCTCTTTCTCGTCGCCGATCGTCCTGCGGATGCGGATCATGTTGCCCGCGCGATCTCGGCTCGTGCGATCGTCGAGCAGAGCCTGCGCTCGACAACCCGCACAGAATGAAGCTCGGCCAGCCTGCAAAGCATCACCGCGCGGCCGGCGTGTTCAGCGGCGTCTGCCATCCGATCCGCCGCAACCGCACGCTTTGCCAGCGTCGACGCCTTGATTGCTCGAAACAGCAGATCGTCGATCGTCTCGATGGTTGCGGCGGTGCCGGATTCGATGTCGAGAATGAATTGACTCATCGCGGCACCAGATCTGCCGGGATAGGCGGCAGCGGCGGCGGCACCATCAGCAGGTTGATCGGCGGCGCCGGAAGCCTGGCGCATCCGATCGGCGGCACGCTTGCGCAACCAGCCAGCAGCGCGGCGAGCAGTGCGGCGCGGATCATTGCCGCACCCCGCCGATCGCGCTTTCAACGACACGCGCGAGAAGGCTGCTCGACGCCACGCCTTGCCGTTGCATTTGTTGCGCTTGTTGTTGCGATTGTTGCGACTGCGCGAGATCACTGAAGAGTGCCATCATTACCCCCTTTCGTCACCGCATTGACCCATTCACGCAGGTTGATCACCTGCTCGCGGCACTGCTCGTGCGCCGCCTGCGCGTGCGCGATCCATTCGGCGGTCGCCGCTTCGCTTGCAGATCCGGCCGGCGGGTCGTCATTCAGCGCACCGACAACGGCCGGCGACAGGCAGACCGCGCTCGGCGATGCCGCTTCCGTTGCCTTGCCTGCTCGAGCAACCGCCGCCGCTTTGATCTCGGCCGCGCGCTTCGCTTGTGCCGCGCCCAAACGCTCGCCAGCGGCCCGCGCGTTGTCTTCGGCTTGCTTTGCCAGTGCGGACGCGACGGCGCGCTCCTGAGCCGCCTTGACGCGTTCTGTTGCGGATCCCTGGTAATGGCCGACTGCGAAGCTGACGCCGTGCGTGATCACGATGATAAGCAGGCCGGCGGAGACGACGTTGACGCTCGGAATCATCTCGAGGCCTCGGTGCACTGCTTGAACTCGGCCTGTCGGCGCACGACAAGTCCGCGCAGCTCGCGACCGCCGGCTCGCGTCCATCGCAGCAGCTCAGCGCAGGCTCCAGCGTAGTCAGGCGGTTGCTGCCGCAGCTTTTTCACGAGCGTGCTGCCGCAGGCCGCGCCCGTCCCAACGTTAAACGTCCAGCTCGTGTAGGCGTCCCACTCTCCCTGATACAGCGGCACGTCGCCGATGCAAGCGCGAAGCCTCGACTCGTGCGCCGCCACGCTTGTGCCGAGCTGCACGAGCGCACGCTCGACGGTCGTCCTGTCGCCGCGCTTGACGCCTTTCGTCTCGCCGAATCCGATCGTCTGGACGCCGACGCCGTCGTCGTATGCGTCTGACCGATACCCCTCATGCAATGCCAGCGAGAGCATTGCCGCGCCGCTGATTGCCAGCAGCGATGCGATGACACGCTCGCGGATCATTCTTCATCCCCTTCCGCGCGGCCGGTGGCGATCTTCCACCACTTAAACAGCAAGAAGGCGATCTGCAGCAGGATGTAAACAAGCGTCGCGAATAAGACGATGTCGTTCAGCGAGTAGCCCGCAAAAGTTAGGCCGGCGACAACCGCCGCCGGTGCTGCCCTCGCCGCTTGGTCAATGACTTCCGTCTGCTGCTGCATTTTGTCCTCGCAAAAAAAAGAGCCGCAATCGCGGCTCGTGGTGATGTTTAGTGCGGTCAGGCCGGCGGTGTCGGCCAGGCGATATTTGTCGGGTCGGCGTTGTTTGCAGGCACGTCGCGCAGCGCTTGCCGGTACGTTCGCCACGCGGTTGGCGTTGCGGTGCCGGCCTCGGCGCTCTTCGTGACGATCCAGTCGCTGGCGGCGAGACGGCGGTCACGCTCGTTTCGGACGACCCGCCAGCGGCCGGCCAGCGTTGGCGATGCTTGCCAGCGCTTTGACCCGGTGTCCCATGTCCACTGCGTGAATTCGTCGGCGGCTGGCGCGGGCGGCTGGTAGTCGACAAGCAGGCCGGTGGCGATGTCGACCTTCTGGCACAGGTAATCGACCCACTCCGGCCATGCATCAAAACCGTCTGGCTTGTTCTTTTCGAGCCACTCAATCGGACCGGACCTTGAATTGCCGGAGAAAACGCCGGTCAACTTGTCGTAGTAGTAGTGCGTTGCGTTCGATCTCATTTTTTCACTACCTCAACGCGCAACCGAAAGTCGTCGAAATAGACAACCGGCGCGGATCCGCCAAATACGAGGCCTGCGTAATCCTTTTTTGCAATGATGAAGAAGACCAGTTTCTGGCCTTTCGTCATGGAAAAGGTCGACGCGGTATTTCCGGTGCCAGAGGCATTCTGTCCAGCTTGTGCAATGCAGACGTTCGATCTGCCGGTAATTCCGCTGATGCCGCCGCCCCACGGATTGAACGGGAATGAACTGCCGTAGTACAGGGCGAAGTCGAGCTTTACGCCGCTGCTTGCGCCAGAACACACCGCCGACACGGTGGATGTGGCGACGATCGTGCAGTCGTATTGCGCGGTAATCTCGATCGGCGTGCCATATCCCTCGTCGTATTGCAGGGTTCCATAGATCTGCGTCCAGCCATTAAAGCCTGTTGCCGCGTAAACCTCGGTTGCCGCGTTGTCGACAATCAGCCCGGTGCTGACGTCGTACACAGGACCGTCCGCCCAAGGCGACAGATCGGTCTGAGTTGAGGTGGCGCGGCCTAGATAAAACATCGTGGCCCACATATACGAATACTGATCGCCGCCGCCGCTTTTCCCGTTCTTGCGCGCAAAAACCATCGCCCTTGCGGGCGTGCGGCCGGCGACGGATTGCGCCGGTTGCGGAACGACGAGGAAGCCACCAAGACGCCGACCCCATCCGGCCAGATTGCGAAGCGGGTATCCATCATTCGCCGCCTTGGTGTCGACTTGTACCTCGCCGCAATAAAGTCCGGCTACGTCGTAAAAGGCAACGACCAGTGCTGCGGAACAATCTGATACTTGAATCTGCGCGGAAACCTCCAGTCGCTCGCCAGACTTCACGGTTGCCTGCGAATTGCTGGACACGTTCCAGTAGGCGTCGGTCACACCATTCGGCGATCCACCGGTGCGATACCCTGCCTGTTCAACGATGAACACGCCGCCACTGCCCTGCAGGCACCAGTCGTTGTTGGCGTACCCGTTGCTCATGGTCATTTCGCCGCCGGAGACGTTTCCGCTCGGGTCGCCCTCGTTGTAGACCCACCCGTCTTTGCCTTCCAAGAATTGCGAATTCGGGACAAGGTTATTCGAGTTGCCGGTCAGGATGGAATTCGTACCGCTGACCGCGTGTGCGACGTAACTGAACTCGCCAACGACGCCAAGCTGATTGACAGTGCGAGCGCGCACGACATAGCTCGACCCGATCGCCACCGGCTCAATCACGACGGAAGTCGAGTTGCCGGCCTGCATTGCGTAGGCCGAAAACTCGGTATCGGATCCGCTTTTGTACTGCACTTCGATGAATCCGCCGGTCAGCACAATTGGGTTGGTCTGCGCAGACCACGAGACACGCATCCCCTGCACCGCGACGCCGTCCGATCGCCGCCGTGAGTACAGCGCGCCGCTTGTCACGGCCAGGCCGGCGACGGCCGATCGAAGCCAGGGATTCGGCAGCGTCGACGCAGTCGGTGGCGGGAATGATGTGGACAGCGACCAGTCCCAGGTATAAGCCGCAGCATCGTCAGCCCGCAGCGTCAGCTCGATCACGCCCGGTGCGGTCCACTCCCAGCCGACTACCATAAAAGTCCGCGCCGACCAGCCGAAGCGCGCCAGCGTGACGCTCACGCGGTCGAGTGCCTGCAGGCTGAAGGCTTGCCGCAAGTTGCACCGCAGCTTCGCCGTCGTCTGCCGCCGGCCGCGCTCGAGATGGATCTTTGCGAGCCGCTGCGCCGTCGAGACGCTGCGCGTCATCGGCAGGTTGAGATTGGCCCAAAGCGTCGCACCGTCGGCGGTCGCGTAGCTTGAGGATGACAGCGGCGGGTAGTCCACGCTGATGTAGCCGTCGGACTGACTGACAAACACGCCGCGCACCGCGTTGTAGAGATCCGATCGCGGTGTCGTCGGCGTAGCGCTGACGTAGTCGATCACGTCATCGGCGGTGAGCGTGATCGTCGGCGCAGTCCATGTGCCCGCGACAATGCGCCAGGCACCCTCGGACCACGTCATCGAGCCGCCCATGCTCGACAGGATCGCGTCGATCGCCGCCTGCGGTGTCTGCGTCAACTCGATCACGCCGTCGCACGAGAAGCGGTTTTCGTTGCTTGAGCCGCGCGTCAATGCGCTCACGCCGAAGTCGGACGCGGCTGGCACGCCTGCGCTCAATACCTGCGCGTCGCAGTCGTTTGCGGCGGCGGCGAGCGTCGTGGAGTCGAAGTCGGACGACTGCGCGCCGACATAGGTGATCATGTAGTCGCGCAGCGCCAGGACCGGATTCGAGGACCAGACGGTTGTTGCTGTACGCGGGTCGAAAAGCCGCTTGCCGCGAAGTCTGACCTTAATGTTGCCGACGCCGGATGGGTAGATCGACGGATCCCGCACGAGCGTCAGGTACAGGTACGCAACGCCCCTGCCCTGGTGCGCGCTGGTGACCTTGCCTGGAAATGCTGACATCAGCACCGAGTCGGCCGCTTCCGTCGTCGAGCCGAGATGTGGCCGCAGTCGCAGGAATGACGCACCGGTGTCGACGGTGTAGTCGACGGAGACGGTTGCGCTTGGGAAGTTGCTCGCGGTGCCGTAGACAGTCGTCCCGCTCACCGTATACGAAACGCCGACAGGAGTCGGGTCGCTGTTGAAGAATGCAGTCGCGATTACGACGGTCGCGCCGCTGGGAATCGTTGCCGACCAGTTGCCGGATCCATCGGTCGCCGCTTGCACGGTGCCGGCGGTGCGCCTGTCGCCCTTGAAGAAATTCCCGGTCGTGACCCAGCCGTTGCCATCGACGCTTGCAAGACTTGCCGGCCGGTCGTCGATGTAAACCTCGAGCATTGAGTCGATCGGACCCTCGCAAAGCGCCAAGACAATGTGCAGCTCGTTGTTGCTCGTGCCGGTTGAGTCTGCGAATGCGTAAGTCCCGCCGATCACCGTCTCGCCGTACACCACGCGGCGCGGAGTCGTTGCGCTGCGCACGCTCACAAGTTGGTCGCTGCGCTGCTGCTCGCTTGCTGCTCGAGATGCCTCGCGCGCGGCCTGACGCGATGCCACTGCGCCGACGACCAGGTTGCCGGCGGTGGCAAGCACCGCAGCGGTCACGGCGACCGCTGTCGCGCTCGCGGTAGCAGTGCCGAGAATGAACGGCGCCAGCGCTGGCGCAGCAACAATCGAGGCGACCGCAACGAACAGCCCAAGAATTGCGCCGATCTTGCTCACGTCTGACCCCACTTAATCTGACTGTCACGCGCGAGCGTCGAGACTCCCTCGAGCAGCATGTCGCCAGGAAATCTCGACTTCTGATCTGCGTCGTTGTAATAGCCACCCGGCGCGCGGTTCAGTCGAGCCAATACGTTCTCGGTCGCAATGCGGATCGTTGCCGGACTGCCGTCTTGCACGGTCATTGTGTCCATCTGGCCCCGGTAAATCAGCCGGCCTTCAATGATCCCGTACCCTGTGTCCAGCGGCGCGGCCCAGACCTGGCATCGGCGCCCCTGGTAGTTTTCATTCTGCGCGGTTGACAGGTAGCCGCTTGGCACGCCGGAGATCGTGATCGCAAGGCCGACGCTTTGCGTGTCGTTTTTCTCCTCGATCGGATCAATCTCGATCAGGTTGCCGGTGCCGAGCCACGTCTGTCCGGCCCAGACTACCGACTGAAACGCGGTGCAAAACCGAGCAATGCCGGAGTCGAAGTCCAGTTGGCAAAACGTGAGAATCCGCACGCTCGACGACGCAAGCGCCGATTGTGCGGTGCCTGACCATGTCCGCGTCATAGCACTTCCTGCAGGTCGATTGCGATCGACTCAAACGCCATCAGCGATCGCTGAAAGCTGATCGAGTTTTGCGACAGCACGAAGTTGGCGGTCGGCCTGTCCCACGTCACCACCGCGCCATCGCTGCGCGCAGCGCGCACCGGTGGGTCGATTGTCACGCCAGAGAAGACGCCGGAGCCGTTTGCTGTCGCGTCCTGCGTGACCGTGTGCAGCTGCCCGCTGATGCCGAGCTTGTCGCCGGCCAACAGCGTCGCGCCGGCCGCAGCGTTGCGGATGCCGATGCTGCTGCCGTACTGGCTGACACCGCCATTCAAGACCGGCGAGCCACGCATCGTGCCGAGCGGCGCAGGCCGGCGGATATCCCAGACGGACAGCGTATCGACGCGCGAGCGCAGGCGGTGTATCAGGCCTTCGACGGCCGCAGCGTATGTCTCGGTTGCACCGGTGCGCGCAGGCCAGACGATGCGCGCTGTCCAGTACGAAGACCCGGCATTCTCGACCGTTTGTAGATAGCCGGAATATGGCGATCGGCTTTCGGCAAAATTGGAGTTGAGCGTCAGCACAAACTCGGACGGCACATAGCCGCGAGTCGTCGGGAGTGTTATCGCTGCCATGTCATCACCTTGCGAATGCGCCGCCGCGCCGCATTGATTCCATGATGTCGGCCTTCGTCTGCTCGCGAGTCGCGTTCAGCGCCTGGAGTACCTGCGCGGCCGACACGCCTGGCGCGATGTTGTATGTCAGGTTGACGCTCGCGCCGCCGAGTGCGTGATTTGGGATGATCGTCCCGCTGGCTCGCGGCACCATCAGCTCCGGCCCCTTCTCGCCGACAAGGTAGGGATGGCCTGCCTCCGCTGGCCCGCCGGTTGCCAGCGGCGTGATGCCGGCTGCAAGCGATGTCGCCTCGGCGCTCGGCCGGAAAGAATTCATCAGCGCACCGAGAATGCCGCCCGCGCCGCCTGCGGCGCCCTCAAGCGCTTTCGACAACGGCCCGGTGACTTGAGTGCGCAACAGCACCCGCGTCAGATCGGTGAGCAGGCCCTGCAGCACCTGGCGAGCCGAGCCGCCGCCGACGACGATCGCCTCGAAAGCGGATTCGATCGGCGCAAGCAGATCCTTCGCGCTGTCTTTCGTTGCGTCAAGCAGTCGCTTTACCTTTTCGACTTCTTCGGCCGATGCGGCGCCGGCTTCCTGCATCGTTCGCAGGTAGTCGCGGATCTTGTCGTTTTCTGTCGTGCCGTTTGCTTCGTCTCGGACCTTTGTCAGCAGGCGGAACCCCGCGAGCGTGATCTCCGTCTCTTTGCGCATTGCAATCATGTTAGCCAGCCGCTGCGACTCGCCGACGTTGACATCCTCGACGCCTTGAAATGCCTTGAGCGCTTCGGTCAGATCCTCCTGATCGCGCTTTGCCTGCTTGATCGAGTCGGCCATGCGCGCCGCAGCTTGCGCGCCCTGGTCATACAGCGCGGACGTTTTCGGCAGCGCATCCTGCGCGGTCTTTAGCGCCAGCTTTTGCGCTTCGGTCAGATCCATCTGCGCATAGAGCTGATCGATCATGCGCGTGTAGGCATTGCGCGCGGCCAGATCTTCCTTTGCGGCGGCCTCGGCCTTGATGCCGGACGAGATCGCGGGAGCTTGCGCCTTCGTGATGTTGGCGTCGTAGAGCGCATTCGACCGCAGATTCGTCGCGCCCATCTGATCCTGCAGCGTGCGGAAGTACGTCAGATCCTTCAGCGCCTGATCGATGTCCGCGCGGGTCTGCGCGACGCGCGCCTCCGCTGCCTTGCGCGCTCTTTCGTTGAATGTTGGGTTGTTTCCGCTTGCGAACTTGCCGTCCTCAAGCAACTTCTTGTTCATCTCGTCGAGCGACTTGTTCAGTCTGTCGATGTTTTGCTGCGGCGATCCGAGCGCAAGACCGTACCGCGCCATCGCATTAAAGAAACCGCCTGCAGCTTCGCGGCCAGCGTTGAACTGCTCAATCAGCTTCAGTAGCTCAGGGATGATCGACGACACGATCGACTGGCGGAAGATCTCGCCGGCCTGCTTCATCTTGCCGATCTGAATCTCGAACTTCTCTGCTGCAGCCGCCGCTTCGGCTGTCACCGTCGCATTCTGCGTCTGCAGGTCCGCCATGTTTTTCAGCATCGGCAGAGCATCGGCGCCAGACTTGCCGAGCAGCGCCTGCGCAATGGCTACCTTGTTCGCACCATCTTCATAGGTGTAGAGCTTTGCCGCGATCTCGCGCAGCACGACATCCGTCTGCCGCAGGTTGCCGTCAGCATCCCGCGTTGCGATCCCGAGCGCGCCAAATGCTTCCGCAGCCTTGCCGGTTTCCTTGTCGGCGCCAGTCATCGCCTTGACGAGCTTTTCGCTTGTGCTGGTGATCTGCTCAAGCGTAATGCCGGCCGGCTGCAGTTGATTAAACGTCGCCGACAATGATTCGACGGATATGCCGGTTTTCTCTGCGGCATCGTCGAATGCGGCAAGCTGACTGGTGATCGCGCTGAACTGTGTGACGACTTCATTCAGCCCAATGCCGACGCCGATCGCCGCAATTGCCTTCTTCGCACCATCGGCGGCAGCGGTCATGCGATCACTGTTCTTCTGCATGACGCCGACGGCCGACTCCATATCGGTCCGCAGCCGCGCGACGTTCGCGGATAGCTCGACAAGTAACTGCCCGACGACTGCCATCACCGACCCCTGTTCAATCGTGCGTTCATGCCTGCCTCTGCTTTGCGTGCCATTTCTGCGCGCTCCGACTCTTTGTGTTCGATCGCGAAGACCGCGATCCACTCTGAAAACTCGTGCGGACTGAGCGTCGCCTCAAGCTCGCCGACGGTGCGACCCAAGTCGCGAGCCAGGCGAAACAGGAATCGACGCTCAGGCCGCGCTAGGAGTTTTTTTCAGCGGATTCCTGCGCGAGCTTGCCGATACCGCACACGCGTTGCGCGGCCTGGTACAGCGCGAGCGCACCTTCAAACTCAGTTGCGCCCCAGGTCGCCCATTGCTCGGCCGTCCAGAATTGCTCGCCGTCCGCATCGATGACGGACGCGGCCAGCAGCGACGGAACCGCGTTTGCAGGCGCCGAGCGTGCCGCTTCGATGACATCGAAGAGCGCATTGAGCGGCATCGCTCGCACGATGACCGCGCCGCCGAGCGCCGGAACCTCGACCTCTTCCTGCCGCAATTCTGGCGCCGGCAGGTCTGCGCGTCGAAGGACAGCCATCAGGAAGTCGCGCGGGTGAGTGCGCCGACGCCGGACATCGTCACCGGTGCCATCAGGTTATCGCCGACCGAGCCGCCGACCGGCTGATAGGTTTCGAGGATCGCCGACCCGGTGTACTTCGGATTCGTTGCTGATGCGGGGCTGGCCTTTACTGAGCGCAGTTCAATCGGCACAACAGACCCGACGATGCCAAACAGGGTCGCATCGACCTTGCCAGCGGCAAAGCTTTGAAAGAACTCGATGCTCACGGTGTAGTCTTTGAGCGAGCCGATACGGCTGCGAGCAGTGTCGCCCATCGCGGTATCGTCCTGCATTTCAGACTTGTACGACAGCGTCACGCTCTTGACGAAGTCGGAAAGATCGACCGAGTTGATCGAGACAAAAGCATCCCTGAGCACCATATTTGACATTGCGACACCTCAAATAAAAAAGCCCGCAATCGCGGGCGTAGGACGAAAAAAAAACCCGCCGAAGCGGGTTGGTGTTTTGTGCGGTGAGTTACTTAGGCCAGACCGAGCGCCGCGACAAATGAGATCGACGGCCCGGTGCCGGTCACGGTGTAGCTGACGCGGTAATAGGTATCGGCTCGCGGACCCGCGACGCTTGCAAACTGGAAAAGGTTTGTGCCGGCGCTTGCGGTGGCGAATGTCGCAACAGTTACCGGCGACGTGAATCCGACGTTGTCGTCCGACTGGATCACAACCGCGAGAGTCGGCGACGTGCCGCCCATCGACAGAACGTGCAGCGCCATACAGACCGTCTGCGCCGCACTGGCCGCGCCGATCAGGCAGGCGGTGCCGGTGCCGCTTGCGCTCACCGTCGCATTCGCCAGCACCTGACCGCGAGCGATCGGCAGACCGACGCCTTCGCCGCTGATCGAGAATTTCGACAGCTCGCCGACTGATGCGTTGTGCGGCGTGTAGTCGCCTTGGCTCATCAGGCCGACGAATGCGGTGCTGCCTGCAGTTGTCGCGGCCGGCGCGATCGTCACCGGCACGTTGGACAGGCCGACATCGGCGAACGCATAGGCGTCCGCTACGTCATTCCAGAACCCTTCGGCCGCGAAGGCAAACTTCTTCAGCCCGCCGCAGCGGCTGCGAAACGTGTCGCCAATAACCGTGTCGTCGAGCAGCTCAGCAGCGGCGCCGAGCGACAGCATATTCGCATCGCCGGCCAAATTGTATTCGGCGACCCACAGGCCGGCGTTGGTCAGTACGGTGTTTGACATTGCTTACTCGCGGTAAAGAAAGATGATGTCCTGCGATGTCACTCGCGTGTCCGGTAGCACCGCCTCGGCGCCGATCGTCTGCCGCGAGCCTTCCGCGTAGGCGTTGACGATCTCTGTGCCGCTGATCGTCGCCTGATACCAATCGAATGCGGCCATCAGCGCGGCGTGTACCGCAATCTCGGTGACCGCCGAGTCGCTGATCACGCTGAATTGCACCCGCTGGCGAGCCATATTCACGCCGTCGCCCATCGAGCGCTCGCGACCTTCGCCGCCGATCAGATCGAAGACGACGTGCGGGCGCGCGGCATTTGCAGGCGCGACGGCGTTGAATAGGCGGTTGCTGATCTCGGTGACGAGCGACGGCGTCGCCGCGGCTCGCGCGACAATTGCGGATTCGAGCGACATCAGATGCGCCCCTTGCTGCGGCGCCACTCAAGCCGCTCGATGCCCTTCTTCGTCAGTCGTGCAACCTCGTCAACCGCACCATTCGCGGTCTGGTCAAACGCGCGGCGCATGAATCCGCTTGCGCGCGCGCCCGGATGATTGACGATCTCGCGCAGCAGGCCGGCCAGCACGAGCGACTTGCGCTTTCGCGGCTTGATGATGTGCGCCTTTGTACCGAACTCGATCAGATGCGCGTACCAGGCTTTCTTGTTGCCAGCGGTCACCAGCAGATTGACGAATCCGGTGCGCTTGTTGGTGCGACGTCGAATCCTGATCGAGTCGCGCAGATCGCCGGAATCGACCGGCACATTCTGGACCGCCTGCGCCTGGACGACCTTCGCGCCGCCACGCAGCGCGGATGCCATGACCTGTACCTCGAGCTTGACCGGAAACTCGCGCAGCGCAGCGATCAGATCCTCGCCGCCGCTGATGTTGACGTTAGCCATTGGTCAATCCCTCGCTTGCCATGATCTCGATCTTGCGGTTTGCCATCCCGACATCAATCACCGCGTGCACGTCGAATGTGCGCGTCCCATACCGAATGCGGTATGCCGCCGTTGTTTTGCCGACCGACCACTCCGGCCGGTAGCGCATCGTAATCTTCGTCGTGACTTCGGACTGCACCGCCTGAGCTGCAAATAACTCTCGGCCATTCATCGGACGGATGTCAGCGCGATCGGTAAACAGGTCCGTCCAGGTGGTTGACTGCTGGCCGACCGAGTCAACCGTCGATGACCGCGTCTGCACAGTCACGACTTGCGATAGCTTGCCGGCTTGCATCAGGCAAGCTCGCTCACGATGTACCGCGCGAGCAGCGCTTCGGCGAAAGGATTCTCCGCGACCGGCCGCTCGGATGCAGACTCGCGGTTTTCGTAAAGCGTGCCGACCATCAGCAGGATGTAGGCCTTGATCGACGCCGGAATCGTTGATGCGGAGTAGCCGACCTGGTACTGGATCTGCACGGCATTCGGCGTCGTCAGAGTAGGCGGCCATTCCGTGCCATAAGCCGGCACGATCCATCCAGAAAGCTGCGTTGCGTCGAGCGCATAGGCCGCACCAGACAGAGTCGTCAGCACGCCTGCGTCATTGATGTACTTGAGCGAGTCGATCGACGTGATCGGCCCCTTCGGCAATTCAATCGAGGCAGGGAATTCGTCGTAGTAGCGCACGAGCGTGCGCGGCGCGAGCGAGCGGCCGGTTTTCTGCTCTGCGAGCTGGCGCGCGGACGTGATGTAAATCGCGATCAGTGCGTCGTCGTCACTGATGCCGATCCTCGAGTGCATCTTTACTTCCGCCACGCTCACCGGCTCGACGGTTGGTGCAGTCAGCTCGATCAGTCCGATTCCCATTGCTTGCCCTTATGCGCTGCGCCGAGTCGGTGCGGTGCCAGACCGCACGCCGCCGGCAGAGACAGATCGAGAGGTTTCCGCCGAGCCACGGCGGACCGGGCGGACGTTGACGCCGAAGTTGCCGCCGGCACCCGCCCCGGTCGGCAGCGTGAAGACTCCGGCTTGCAAGCCAGTCGCTGCCCCCGCGCCGCTGTTGGCAAACAGGCGGAACGGGATCGCGACGGCAAAACTGCCCGCATTCGCCGCACCCGGCTTGCCGGCGATAATTGTCGAGACGGCAACTGCGCAGATCAGGCCGGTGCCGACTGCCTGGCCGGCTGATCCGGGTACGACCGTCGAAACGCCGACCAGCGCGACCGGCCCCGAGCCTGTCGCCGCGCCAACATTGGCGGCGACGCTGCCTGCCGCCCCAACGAGGGCAGGAAGGCCCGCAGCGGTCGCAGCGCCGACGGTGGCACCGACTATCGTCTGCGCCGCGACGGACGCCGTAGCGCCCGCTCCCGTGGCGCTGGCGACGGTCGCCGCGATGGTTGTCGATTGCGAAACTGCAGCGGTCAAGCCTGCGCCGGTTGCCGCGCCGACCCCGGCCGCAATCCTGACCTGAGATCCGATGGCCGCAGTCGCGCCTGCCGCGACAGCAGCGCCAACATTTCCGCCGACCGCATTGCCACTCAGGATGCCGGCCGACGATCCGGCCGCAACCGCAGCGCCGACACTCGCGCTGATCGTGACGGGTAGCGGAATTGATGCGGTCAGGCCGGCGCCGACCGCCGCGCCCACGCCGCCAGCGATGACGGACTGAGATCCGATCAGCGCTGTGGCGCCGGTAGCCGCAGCAGCGCCGACATTCGCGCCGATTGCGTTGCCGGAAAGAATGGCGGCAGAGGCACCTGCGCCCGTAGCGGCGCCGACTGCCGCATTGATCAGTGCGCCGCCGGATCCCGTCGATATGCCTGCCGTCGCGCCCGCCGCAACCGCGTTGCCGACATCCGTGGCGATGGACGTGGCAACCGACACGGTCGCGCCGATCGGACCGGTGGCGACCGCGTTGCCGACATCCGTGGCGATGGACACATCGACCGATACCGTTGCACCAATCGGCCCGGCAGCCACCGCGCTGCCGACGCCGCACGCGACAACCGTGCTGCCGGCCGTCGCCTGATACGCCAACTCGGCCCATGTGACGCGGACGCCGGCATAAGGCGTCGCTGCGTAAGCCGCCTCGGCCCATGTAACGCGCACTTCACCGTAAGGCGTCGCCTGATACGCCACCTCGGCCCATGTGACGCGGACGCCGGTGTAGTTTGAGACTGCCGCAGTCGCGCCCGCCGCAACCGCGTTGCCAACGCCGCACGAGATGGTGACCGGCGTGGACGCCGTGTACTCGAGTTGCGCCCAGGTGACGCGCAGCGCGTAAGACGAAATCTCCGCTGCCTGTCTGCGGTCAGCGTCAAACGGCTGTGCGCCGAAATAAGTCGGCGGCCGCGGGCGAAAAATTGCCATTTAGGCGTGGTTCACAGTTCGCGGAACGTGATGCCGCACGACCAGCCGGTCAGTGATGCCGGTGCTGCTGGCAGGTGCAGGCCAAACCCAGCGGTGCCGCCTGGATTCAGCACAATCCGCTCCTCTGGGGTCGGCACCCAGAGCCAACCGGACAGGGTGTAGAAGTTGTCCGGCACGAGGATTGTTTTTGAGCCGGCGCCTTCAGCCGATGCGTTGATGCCTGCCGTGCCAGCAGCGCCAGCCGTGCCGCCAGTCATTGCAGATGATGGGTCGCCTTGGTTGTGTTTCTGCGGCGTGGCTGCGGTCAGAGTCGGGAATGCGGCGACCTGCGTCGAAAGCTGAATCCGCTGCATTGCACCCGTGGTCGATCCAGACTGCGATGCCCAGCACCGGAGGATTTCAATCGCCGGGCCGGTTGCAGGCGGATTCAAGAATGCAAGGGTCACGGCTTGGTTTGCAAGCGTGAGGTTTGACCCAGAGATGGTGTATGTGCGCGCCATGTGCGTCCTTTATTGCGCGAGATGCGCGGAGAAATTTCTGCCTCGTTGATCGGGGACAAACGTCGGGACACCTCCACCGCCGCCCGCCGCGACGACAGTAAAAGTCCCGCTCGCAAGGAAAGTGTGGATGGTGTACAGGCCGCTTGTGGTCTTTGTGCCGCCCGTCGAGCTTGGGTCAACGCCGTCAGAACCGTCGGTTTTGTAGCGGATGACGACGATGCCGCTGCCGCCCGCGCCAGACGTTTGATTTCGGCTATGCCCGGCGCACCCGCCGCCACCGGAGCCTGTATTTGCAGCGCCCGCTGTCGGGGCGGTTGGGATGTTGTCGCCGCCATTGCCGCCAATGCTGGAGCCGCCGAGTCCCTTTGCGCCAGTGTATGAGCCTCCGCCGCCGCCCGCCGCGTAGAACGTCGCGGTGCCGGTGATGCTGCTTTGCAGGCCAGCGCCACCGTCGCCGCCTTGTCCAGTCGTATTTGACCCGGCCGCGCCCACAGCACCCGCGCCACCGCCGCCGCCGCCAGATCCGTTGGCAGAATTTGCGCCGCCATTGCCGCCGTTGTTGCCTTGACCTACTGTGCCAGAACCCGCAGCCTTGCCTGCGTTGTCACCGCCGCCACCACCGCCCGATCCGCCGTTGTTGCCAATGGCTCCAACGCCCGTGCTTGATCGGCCGCCGCCACCGCCGCCTAATGACGTGATGGCGTCAAAGGTAGACGAACCGCCATTTGATCCGTTTGCAGATGCGGATGACCCCGCGCCTCCAGCGCCAACCGTAATGGTGTATGCGCCCGCGACAACACCGTACCCAGAGCCTGCCCTAAATCCACCTGCACCGCCCCCGGCCGAGCCGTATGCGTCACCAGCTCCTGCACCGCCGCCGCCTCCGCCTCCGCCAACGACTAGGTACTCGACTGAGCCGACTGATACCGCATGTTTTCCGGTTGCGGGGATGCGAACGCGCAGCATTTCAGGCCCCGATCAGCGGCGGGCGGTTGGCGAATGGATGGCCGATGGTCAGGGAGTTTCGCAGGCCCCACTTCCACGCAAGGTGCCCCTCGATCTGCTGGCGGACAGTGGTGCTGGCAACAAACGCAAGGACGACGATCTCAGCGATGTAACCGACGTGCGGAGCAACGTTATTGCCACATGCGCCGATCTGCAAAGGGAAAGAAGCATCGGTGGCAACTGGAGTATTCGAATCAGAGTTGGTTTGAACTAGTGTTCGGTTAACTCGGAGCAACGACCTGTTAGCGGATGTTGCATTGCCCGGATCACAGATGTTCGAAATGAGGACGGGTGTGTTAGCCGGGTGTACGCCACCTGCCGAGACATTATTTACGGCGGCCTGACCAGTCACTCCTCGTGACACCTGCGAAAGCAATACATCGTTTCTGGAAGAGCTGACTCGGTCGTCGTAAATCACATAATAGCCAGTGTTTGCTGACCCAGCCGCGTTGTTCCCAAGCAAGGTGTAAATCGCATTGGGGTCACTGCTGTTTCCCGCTTTCCATACGGCAAAGACACTCTGACCGTTCGTGTTGTGCAGGAAGTTCCATGTCGCCGCTGTATTCACAGAGGTCAGCCATTGCGACCCGTTGTATGACAGCACGTTCAGGCCATTCAGCCCGCTTGGCGTGAGCGTGGGCTGTGTCCCGACAGTCCCTTGCGTGAAGTGCCTTCCGTTCCCGCTTTTGTCCCGCAATTCACTGACGCCCGTGCCAGCGCTGATCGTGGACAGGTCGGCCGCGTCCAGCCACAAGGCGGTCCGCAGCAAGGCAGGCGACCATAGCCGCCTCTGCAACTGTGCTTCGTCCAGAGGCGAAATCCCACGAGGCATTAGCTGACATCCTCGTTGAAGTCGGTCACATAGATTTCGTTGCCAGACGCAGCAAGCGCGACGCCACTGTTGTTCACAATGCTCAAGCGCAGAGAGAACGGGTAAAGCCTGATCATCGGGATGCTGACGATTTTTGCCGAGGCACCGGAGGTCAGTGCCACCGTGTAAAGGTCACCACCGACCGCTGCGTCACCGAGGTCTGTGCCGTCTGTTGCAGTCACGCGCAGCGTGAGAGATCCGCCCGCAGCTGGGCTGATGCTTCCAAGCTTGATCGTCACGAACCCGTAAAGGTCACGAGTCGAACTGTTGTCGTAAGTGACGCGGGCCGATTCCGATCCGTTTGCCAGCGCATTGAGTGTCGTTGATGCGAGGTTGCTGCTGCGGGTCTGTGGGATGGTCCATTTTGCGACTGCCATGTCTTTTTACTCCTGTGCGCCACGAGCCAAACCAACGGTCCGCGCTGTTACGACGATCTCGTGAAACTCGGCCCACGATGGATGCCGACGGACTTCACCGAGTGCTTTCAGCTTTTGAGCATTCGATGCACTAAGCAGGCCTGACGCAGCGAAGCTGTCGATCTGCAATCTGACGTTTGGGTCACTCATGTCAAGCCCGTTCGAGCGGATGATCTGCATTGCCCACCGGATTTTTGGTACGGACGTGGCGAGCGTTTCGAGGTTGTCAAGCAACTGCGCCCCGGCGTCTGGTCCGATTGCTTGCATGACCCCGCCCGGTCCACTGCTGGTCGATTTCAACGTGACAATCACAGGCAGGGTTTGATCAGGTTGGTTAAGAATCTCCGCCACTTGCCAGTCAGGCAGATCGACAAGGTCAGGCTCAATAACACGCTCAGATAAGGTTGCCATTTCAGTTGATCACTCGCCAGTTGATGACGTGGTTGTTTGCAATGGGAAGCTCTGAGTCCGCCCACCACTGATTGCCGTCCCATTGCGAAACCGCAGAATCTAATACGGCAAAGTGAGCCATCAGGTGCTCACAAAACGAAGTCGAATGTCGGTCCAGTCGGTGACGCTGGCCCATGTCGCAGGAGCGACGGTCAGCGTGTAGTTGCCGTTACTGGTGCGGTTGGTATCGGTTGCGATAACCGTCGTGCCCTGCACCATGCTCACGGTCACGCCGGCCGCGCCGGTGATGCCTTGGACCCGATAGTTAATCGCCACGCTCGTGCCGGCCTGCGGTGCGGTCATGGCCTGGAGCTTCACCTCGGTCGTCTGGCCGGCGGCAGTTGCGCCGATGTAGTCGGCGTCGGAGGCCGTCACCTCATCGATCAGCGCAAAGTGGTCGGTGCCGGTGGAGGGCGTCCACTGCTTGGTGATGTCGCTGGTCGGGCGGGCGTAGGTCGCCGATACCTCTTTGATTGAAATGAGGTAGGCGACAGCAAAAGACATCAGGTTGCCGGTATTGGCATCCGTAAATGTCATGGTTTCTGCTGTCAACGGAGAAGAAGAAAACCTTTCTGCTAATCCAGAAAAAGTAGTCGATGTGCCAATTGACGAATAACCAGACGTTGATGTAGTTGGCCCAACAAAGTCACCATAACTACCCCCAACAAACGCGCACAAGACGCCGCCAGAAGTATTTATTGCGCTGGTCGTAATTGTCGAAGGACCGTATCCGGTTGTGTTTGATCCAAACGACGTTTCAAACGACAGAGTACCGCCAGAACCGGGCCGATAAATAATGACGTGAATACTGCGATAGTCGGTACTTGCCGAAAATGTTGCGGTTGCATAGTCGTTTGTCTGCGCGGTGGTGATGACTTTGTACCAAGCGCCTACAGAGGTTCTGCCGGAAATGGCTATTGGCGACGGCGATCCAACAGGAGTTAGTGCGCCACCCAAAT